ATGTCCGACTGGCTCTGTCCCTTCCCAAAAATTCGAGCCAAAAGCGAAGAATTTTTGGTGGCGTTGTCGGTAGTTAAAAAAGAAATACTCAACACAGGTATCAAGATCTCCGTGTTGAGTATATTTCTTGGTACGCCAGAAGGGACTCGAACCCCCAACCCTCGGAACCGGAATCCTAAAAAAATTTAGAAATACCAGTGCGCACTGGGATTTTGACAACAAATACGACAACAGTCACCTTAGTTGCCTGTTGTTTACCGATTAAGAATAATCAACACCCTCAAGGCGCTGAGGGGCAGGTCGAGCACAAGGCCGTCGCCGCTGCCGCTTTTGCCCTTGATCTTGCCGCTTGCAACAAGCGCGTCCAGCTCTGCGCGGTACCCGCTGGGCACATCCAAGAGCAGGTGGCACCACGGCTCAATGGGCTGGAGCTTACCGTCTGCACCTAGGCCGACAACCATGTTGGTCTGCATATCGCCCTCAGGCCCAACAAAATAGCTGTCGCCGCCTGCGTCGGTCTCCCAAGCATTAGATTTCATATAGCCCTCCTTGTCAAAGCTGTACCACTTGCCGTTTATCTTTGCCCAGCGAGATTTGTAATAGCTGTTTGCGGTGTCCGCATACCACCAACCGCGATCATCCTTATTCCAGCCCTGCTTATGCTTCCGGCTGTTGGTGATGCTGCCGGAGTGCGCCATTACGTTGATGTCAAACCGTCCAGAGCATCCCGGGATGGTGTAGGAGCTGGAATACTGCCAAAAGTCCCAGCCGTCGATAGAAGCAGTTGCAGCGTACTGGGCATACCACTGGGCATAGCCACCAAGGCGGGACTTGTCCACGTAGTTTCGGGCGTAATCCAGGTTATAGTACACACCCGGGGTGTAACCGGCGGCGCGGATGGCCTCGCAGAAGGCAACCGCGTGGGCGTTGAAGCTCTCCTTGCCCAGGGTCACCCCCTGTTTTTTCGCGTAGGAGACAGTGTCATACTCAAAATCAAAGAACACAGGCAGGGTGATCTTGCCTTTGTACGGCTCCAGGAGTTTGAGGACAAACTCTGCCTCTTTTTTCGCTCCAGCGGGGTTCAAAGCGTAGCTGAAATGATAGATGCCCACATGGATGCCCTGCGCCAATGCGCCCTCCATGTTGCGCTTGAAACAATTGTCGGTGTGACTGACACCATAACCATCACGGATGATGGCAAAGCTGATACCCGCCGCCTTGATCTTCGCCCAGTCCAGAGTGCCGTTGTGCTCCGACACATCGATTCCGACCATCTTAGCCATTGTTATCCTCCTTCTCACCAGTGATACTGTCACCGGCAGCATCTACAGATTTCAGGCTGATTTTCAGGATTTTGACCAGCCATGACGGGACTTTGACCCCGAGTTTAACCGCATTTTCCAGGATTGAGCCAATCTCGGTAATGATGTACCATACCAGTGTCAGCGGCAGCAGAAGCCCCGTCCAGTTAATACCCAGGGCAAAATGGTCACCAACTACTGCAAATACACCATCGGTGATTGCCGCTACCAGCACCACCAGAATCATACCGGACTTATGCCAGAGCCCTTGCCGTGCCTGCGCACTCGACCACTCGCCGGACTTGCACGCTGCAAACGTGCCGCTGATGTAGTCCAGAGCCATCACGGCCACCCAAACCACAGCCAGGATGCCCTTCCACCCCAAAAGCGCTGCGAGGCCGGTGATGATTGCTGTAATGCCTCCCTTGATTGCCAAAAGTTTGTCGTTCATAATATTTCCTCCTTAACTCACTCACTAACTCTGAATGCGATTGTCCCGCTGGCAGAAAAGACGTTGCTTACCGTCTGGTAAATCTCAGTTTTCTCCCACTTCCAGGCGGTTGTGGTGCCGACCTCCTGCCCCACCGGGGAGATGATACCCGCGCTGTTCAGGCTCCAGCCCGAAAAGACCACGTTGGCCGCCGCGGTATAGCCGGACAGGGCGCCGCCGCCGCCGGAGACGCTTTCCGGGGTGATGGGACAGCCGGTGATGGAAATCTTTTTCGTCACATCGCCGCCGAAGCTGCCATAGACGGAGAATTGGAGGATCGCCAGGTTGCCGATGTGACAATAGGTTCCAATTTGGCTGGAGTAGCTCTTGGCGCCGGAGACCACGGGCTTCCAGGTGCCCACGTTCACCCGGAAGCCAAGGTCCATCAGCTGGCCGTGGGTGCCAAGGCCAGCCAGATTTCCCGGGGCGGCGGCGGGGCAGATGTCGGCTTTCCCCGCCAGAAGCGTAGCATGGGCGGAAAGATTCTGATCGTGGGTTTCCACCACCGATGCGGCGGCGGATGCGGAGTTTGCAGCGGCGGCGGCCTGCTCCGCAGCGGTGATTGCAGACTGAGCGGCGGAATTTTTAAGCGTCTCGAATACGCTCATGTCGCTGGTAGACAGGTCGGGATCAGTGGGGATTGCAGCCTCCGATACAGCCAAAATGAAGCGTGCCGTGCCCAATACAGCCGTGCCGCTGGTAATGGTCAGCTGGCATGGCACGTCTCCGGCCACGGCGGTCATTTGCTGGGACAGGGTCACGGTGATTTTGGTACCGGAGATGGCACCGGCGGTGGAAAAGCTCTTGCCGTCCGGTTTGGTGCCGTCGAAAGTGACCACAGCGCCATCGGGCGGAGAAAAGGCGACGCCACCGGAAGTAAGGTCAAAGGAAATATCCCGGCTGTTGGCGTCGCGCTGAACGCACGGGATACGCAGGGGAACGCCTCCCGGCTGGAGGGGTAGAGTGTAGGTTTGGGTTATCATGCGATCCTCCTTAACGTTGGCGTCCACTGGTCTGTGCCGCTGTATGCGGAGGCCGTGGGCGTTTTGGAGATGTAAACGTTGCAGTAGAAGGACATTGGGCTGTCGATGGAAAACGTTGCCCCATATCCCTTGTCCCAGACGAGCGCCTGAGACTGTGTCACGGTAGCCGTCGGTGCGGAGCCGTAGCTTGCCGACGTATACCCCTTAACCTGTGATGTGATAGACCGTCCGTCACTGGGATATAACCGCAGACCCCAATAGGAATAGTCCACCCGGGCGCGGCGATCCTGATACGCTGGGGCACCGGATAACTGATAAGTCCCAGCGGGGAGATATAGAGGATAGCTGGAAGACACAATGGGGATTGTGGTGGACGCCGTTGCCCCAGAGCAGGAGGTGGTGACTCCGGCTTCTGCTGCCGTGGCGGTGACCCCGGAGGAGTATGTTTTACTGTCACCAAAGATCCATGGATACGCCAGATAGTTGTGATTGGGGTCGAAGGTATAGGTCTGTTGTGGAAGCCGCTCATAATCGGGCCGCGCAAAGAACACGATGTCCGCGTTACGGTTGGCGTAATTTGTGCGGACAACGGTATTGGTGACATCAGTCACGTTGTAGTACTGGTCGATGCTGTCAGACACGATGGAGACGTGGGAAATACTCAGAAACCGGTTGTTCTGATGAGTCGAGTGGAAAATTAAATCTCCGGGTTTGCGCAAAGAAGCGTCCGTAAACGCCCGTCCGGCGGCCCAATAATAGGCGGCCAGATCGGCGGCATAGCGAACCATACCGCCCAGGGTTGCCGACTGGCGGATATGATCGTCCGCCCAGGTGTAAGCGGTATTCGTTACCAAATCCGATACATTGTAAGTAGCATTTGCATTCGTGTTAACATAGGGACTTTTTTGGTACGGAATCCCCCGCATGACGAGATGAATATAGGTGGAGCAGTCAATCAGTCCCTGCCCGGACGCATTGTTGAGGGGCGCGCCGTCGAGAAACGTTGCGCCGCCGGAATAGACGAATTTCCGCCCCGAAGCCCGGGCGATCCAGTAGCTTTTTGCCACGTCCACCGCCTCCAGCGCTCGGGGCTCACAGTAGGTCATGGAGCTATCAGCCCAACGGTAGCGCCGCAGCTGTAGAATTTTTTGATAGAATAAACTTGCTTGAATCTGCCCTGTCTCACCGGAACTTGCCCGGATGGCATCGGCGATCCGCTGAAGATTGTCAGTCTGTGTGCTCAATAGCTCGCCTCCCATGTTGCGTTGACGGCGCTTTGAATCTGGCTTGTAACCCAGGATTGGGTTGCATAGCCACTAAGGGACGGTATCCCCAAGTCGCCCCTGAGGTCGTCGGCTGTGCGGTAATAAATCCACCCGGAAGCGTCAAGCACCGGAAATTTCGTTGGAGTTGACCCCAGCCGAGTGGCCGCCGTTGTCTGGAGCCATGTGCCGGTCAGGTATTTGCCAGTCAGGTTGCCGGTCAGTGTGCCGCCCGATAGGGATAGCTTCTTATCAAGCGCCGCTTTGGTGGCGTAGCCGTCTAGTTCGGCTTGACTCACAGCCCCGATGCTGTCCGGGGTGATTTTGTTCACTTTGGACTGGATACTCGCCATGATCCGGGTGTTATATCGGCTGTTTTGGTCGTTCAGCATCTTCCGCAGGCTGGAAATCGTGCTGATGGTGCTGGGCATAACATTGCTGATGCTTACGGTGTCGTTCTTGGGGTGGCACGGATGCACCGCCTCCTCAACAACCAGTGCTGTAATCACAGTGCTTCCATACGCCACCTGTACGCGCTGGTGCAGCTCAATCTTGTGGTCGGCCCAGGTGGCCGGGTCAGCCCGATACAGGTCGCACAGGTCAACCTCCCAGGACACAGCGGGGGTTGCAAGCGAGTCCACCATAGCCTGAGCATCCTGCATGAGGTTTGCGGCGTCCTCATAGCGTTCGTCCTTCCAAACCTGCCAGATGATTTTGTCGGTATAGGTATGGTTTTCCACATAGTTCTTTCCGCTGTTGACGCTCCCGATGGTCAGCCCGTTCGCGCCGATGGGATAAATGCGGGTCACAAGGTCGGTGGATTTTCCTGTGCGGGATGGTTTCCGGCGCATTCCGGCGCTTTCCGTCAGCATGGTACCGCTGACGGTGTGCCGGTCAGGGTAGAGCACGGTGCAGGTCTTGGCTTTGGTGTCAAACCGCATTGCGCAGCCGTAGCTTTCCTGGGCGGCGAGGGCGATATCCAGAGGTGTACCCCCGGCGTCCAGGTTGACGCTTCTGCGCTGGGTGTCCTGCACTTCATAGACCATTTTCCACCCGCTGGGCACAATCGCATCCATGGTGGTAGCTACCGCCGACGTGTTGTTGTAGTAGCCAACATACACCCGATCCCGCCACGCATCCAGATTGATTTCACAATCCACATCCGCCGTCTCCGATTCGGCGGAAATGCCCCGGATTACATAGGTCTGCTGTTCAGAGGATTCATAGATGTACGATTCTTCTGCCAGCTGGGGGAATACGTCGGCATAGATGGAGATTTCAAAATGCAGGGTGTCCACACCGCTTTGCTTGTGGGTGATGCAATAATCGTTGTCCACGTCCGGAATCGGTACAGACCCGCCGGAGGTTATCAGCTCAAGCATTGCGTCACCCCTTTACAGATAGGTCGGCGTGAAATCCACGTCGATTTTACAGTTGGCGTTGCGGACGACGATCATACAGCGGCCCGGAAGCAGATACGGGTAATCCGTCCAGGCCATTTTGCCCGCCGGAATGGGCACACCCTTGTAGGTGTTGTGCATTGTCAGACCGTCCAACACCAGAGTGTCAGACAGGGCACCGTCCAGCATCGACGGGTCGATTTTATACTGGAGAAAATCATTGCTGTTGTCACCTTGAAACAGGCTGACATATACAGTGCCGCCGCCCGATCTGAGCTGAATATCGTGGATGGTGATTTTGCACGCCACCCGCTCCCACGTGCTGGGGTTGGCGAGTCTGAGTGTCCATCCGGTAGACTCGATATGCAACGGATCAGTATGGCGGAATCCGCTCATGGATACATCCACGCTGCAAATCTCATCACTGATCCACGCTGTAGGGCCCAGCTCCTCCAAAATGCACGTGTACTGGTACCCGTCGCCCAAATCCACCTCAAGGGTGCCGGTCAGCGACGCAGCAAACGCCGCCAGCTGGGCCATAGTCTCCTCTTTACTGCCGCCAAAAAAATCCAGCGGCAGGGAAATGTGCAGCGGGGCAAAGGATTGCCGGAGCAACAGAACGTTGCTCCGGTTGAATCCCTGGTTTACCGTGTTGGTGACATCGTAGCCGCTGATGGCATAATCCGTCTGGAGCTTTGCGCCGTACTCTCGGACATCATGGCCACCGATATAGATACCTCTGTACATTACAATCCCTCCAAATAAGCCATCTGACGGCCTGTGTATTTTGCGGATGCCCGGGCAATCTCCCGGCCATCCAGATAGACCGGCGCTTCCAGGACGATGTTCCCGCCGCTGGAGCCGCCGAAATAGCTGTTGCTTATGGTGTTGTTTACGTGCTGAGCGCCCGTCATGCTGCCGCTGGGACGCAGTGCCACCCGGGTTGCGGCAAGCAACTGATCCGCCGTGAATTCCACGGCCTCTGTTGCCTTGGCGGCTCCAAGGGTGATGCCCTCGGCCATACCGGCTGGGATCATCTGGCCCACCTGGTCGCGGAATACCCGGGAAGGAGAGTGGACGCCCAGCGTGGCCTTTGCGGCGTTGAGCGCGTTCCGTGCCGCGTTTTGTGCGGCTAGGGTAATCAGGTAGCTGCCAGCAGAAACGCCGTCGGCTACCCCGGCAGAGATGTTATATCCAAGGTTGTACCATCCGCCGATTCGCATAGCGTTTTGCGCGGCATATGCAACGCTGGTGGCGGCAGAGGACACGGTTCCGCTGCCGCTGTTGATACCGTCCGCAAGAGATGTGGCAGCAGAAGCGCCAGCAGAACGGAATGTGACGGCCTTTGCCGTCCAGATATTGATTGCAGCTGTAGCCAGCGCGGCGGCGGAAGTTTTAAGGCTTGCCTCCTGGCTTTCCAGACCGGTTACCAGAGCTTCACCGACATCCTGACCGGCGGCGGTGACCTTGGACTCGTTGGAGGTGATCCCAGAGGCAGCACCGTCCACAAGCCCCGCACTGGTGCCGGACATATCCGTACTTGCGTAGCCCTCGCCAAATTCCGCGCCCATCGCTGCACCAGAGTTGTAGAGCGATCCGGCAGCCATAGCTGCACCCAGAGCGGCGTTTTCTGCGCCCTCCTGTCCAGCTTGGGTAAAGAGTCCGCCCCATTCGGCAAGCTCTGCGTCCGTCAAATTTACAAATTGGGCTACCTGCGCGGCACCCTCAATGCCCATATCGTAGAGCTTTTGCACAAGTGCCATGGTACCGGCGTCTCCGGATGCTACCGCGCGGTTCCACAGCGTTTCCATGTTATCGTTCCAGCTTGCCTGCGCTTGAATATTGTACTCAAGGTTGGATTGCATGGTGGACAGGCTCATTTCCAGACTGGTAGTGACCTTCTCGAATCCGTTGATAACATTGCTTGTCGCAGTGGTTGCGTTGGACTGGAAGTCCTCAAAGGACATATCTGCCGAAACAAGATACCCGGCTATCTCGGCAGCGGAGATGCCAATCGTTTTGGACATATCCCCGTAGGCGTTGCCCAGCTCTTGGGTAGTGGCAGCCACATCCAGGAGCTTGAGCTTCTGTTCTGCCAGGGCCACCGCTTCGGCGTCGCCGTCCGCTTTGAGTTTTTCCAGCTGCTTGCTGAGGTCGTCGTAGGTATCGCGCAGATTGCCACCGGAGTACCGGGCGCTTACCGCCGCACTCGCAATGTCAATAATGGACTGGGTGGTTTCGTCCACCTGCTTCTGCTGGTCGTCCAAAGCATCGGTGGAATCGTCGGTGGAATCGGTAAACTTGTCAACATCATCTGTGGCGTCGTCAAATTCCGCAGAGTATACAGCAACGTCGTTCTGAGCGCGTCCGAGAGCTCGGCTGCTGGTATTTACGATCTCGGTTGATTTCTCCACGGCATCGGCTGCATCGTCAACAGCATCCTGTAAATGGACGTAGTCGTCGATTGGGCCGGAGATGTTGCCGAGAGAATCCATATACTGATCTTCGTACTCTTTCAGCTTCTTCTTGGCGTTTGCAAGGTCATTTTCTTTTGCCGTGAGGTCTTCAACGGCTGCCGCATAGTTGTTCTCGGCATCAGTGCGGTTTTGGATGGCCGCATCATATTTCTGCTGGGCCTCATACTGTTTATTGAGGGCCTGCATTTCGTCTGACGTTTTGCTCAATGCCCCGGACTGCTCGTCGAACTCCAGATTAAGCCCAGGAATAGAGGCGTTGAGCTGATCCACAATCTTGGATATCTCATGAGCAGAGGATGCGGAGCCGTCATAGGCAGCCGCCAAACTGACAACGCTTGTAATCAGTTCGTCGTTGGCCTGCTTATTCTCCTCCACACCGTCACGGAGCGAAGAATAATTTTGCTGCACCTCTGTAATGTGGGATGCAAGACTGTTGGTGACTTCGGCACCCTCTTGGATGCTATCATTGAGCGCTCGAATTTCTGGGTCAACGGCCTGAGCCTCATCAAATAACAAACTCAGCGCCGTGCCAGCTAGGATGAGCCCAGCAACGGAAGCACCAACAGGATTGACGGTGACAGCAAGAGCGGCAGTAACGGCCTTGTACGCCACGACAGCAGCGGTAATTCCACCTATGGCAGTTACAACTTCGGTGCCATTATCCAGCACCCACGACGCCCCATTGATCAGCGCCGGAATCACATCCGCCGCCAGTTCAGACCCGGTGTGAATCAGGTCTGCAACGCCCTCGCTGATATCCTCCATCTTGTCGGACAGTTCGCCATCCTTGACGGAATCCGTCAACTCCAGAAATGCATCGGACAGGCCGCTCACGCCCTCGGTGAGGCTGTCGTCAAAATATTCATAGACAGCGGTACCCAGATTGGTAATCCGGGTTTTGAGCTTGTCAGTCTGAAAGCTCAGGGTGTTCGCCATCGTCTGATAGGCTTTCTCGGTCAGGCCGGTGCTGTGCTGGAGCTGTTCCAGGTTGCTGTTGAAGGTTTTGACGCCCTGACCGGCAATAGCGGATGCGGCCTTGCCAGCCTCGGCGCTGCCCCACAGGTTCATGAGGGCCTCGGTATCGCCGTCCACAGATTGCAGCAGGATATCCAGCACGTCACCCAAAGAGGCACCGGATTTCATCAACTGGCCGAACGACTTGCCGGTCTGATTCTGGATAATCGCCGCCACGTCACTGCCGGAATCGCCCAACTCGTTAAACATGGAGGACAGATAGGTGGTGGATTCCTCAGTGCTGATACCGGCCTTGGTCAGCGACACATAGGAGGATTCCAGGTTGTACAGGTTGATGCTATAGGCGGATGCTGTGGCGATGGCCTTGCCCATGGAGCTTGCCAACTTGCCTACGGTGGTAACGCCTAGATTCTGCGTTTGAATCAGGCTATCCGAAATATTGGATGCCTCAGTCGTCGCCATGCCGTAGGCGTTGGTGATGGTGGTCAGCACGCTCAGGGCGCTGCTTTCATCCGCAAAACCGGCGGTTGCCAGCTTAGAGGAATCCGCAACCAGCGAAACAGCGTTTGCGGTGTCACCGGTTGCCGAAATCGCATTGTACACGTTCTCGGATAGGGACGTAGCTGCCGCGCCGGTATCGTTGGACAGGTCGATGATAGCGTCCGACATATCCCCAGCGGAGACCACGTTCTGATCCATGATGGTCATGGTCTGGGCAAACGCCGTCTGATATGCAGAACCGGCAGCGATTGCCGCAGCTGTTCCAGCGGTAAAAGCCGCTGTTGCAGCTGTTACACCGGCAGCCAAGCCCTTGAGTGCTTTTGTGCCCAACTCATTGGCGGATACCGTAACCTTATTCAAATCGGCTTCAAAACCCTTAGAATCTGCGTCGATCTGAATAATGACCTTGCCGTCAGCTATCGCCATGTTGTCCACCTCCTCGGGCTATGATCTCATCCAAATGCCGGATATGATCCTCATACGATTCCGTATCCTTATGGATGGCGTATTGATTTCTCAGGCGCATCCACTGCGCCCGTTCCTTTGCTTTCATGCCGCTCAAATCCTTTGTGCGGATTTCTACCCGGCGTGCAAAGCTCGGGCCGCACAAGCCCTCCAGCAGCGCCGCAAAACGCCACCAGTGCATACGCGTCTCCGGGTCGGTCAGGTCAATGCCGTATTTCTGCTGGAACCCGGCAGCAATCACATCGGAATCAACCGTCAGGTCATAGGGTGTTGGCCCGTCACTGTTTTCCTTCTCTGGCGGGGAATCCTGCCGCCGAAGGAAACGGGATACTCCTTCAAGTGCCGCCGAAATATCGTCCGGCTGATCTTCCGAGAACCACAGGCTTAAAAAGATAGCCGCTGTCAGCTCCCCGGCAGCGGCTATCCTCTGGTATTCAATTCCCACCCGGAAATCTGTCCGGATGGGGTATGCCCTACCGTCAATCAGCAGGGCGTTGGGAGTATTCCACAGGCTGTAATTTACTTCCGAGACCGCCCAGCCTTGGCGGCCTGGAGGTTTTTTACTTTGGCCTCCAGATAGGTCTCCCGAATATAGAGCAGCAGCTGATCCAGGGCGTAACCGTCCACGGTATCCAGGCGCTCCAGAATTTTGTTGGTCACATCTGCGCCGATCAGGCCGGCGATTTCGGCCTTTTTATCCTCAACGGACTCCGGCTTTTTGAGCCGACTGAATGCAGCGTCAATGCGCTTGTCCATGTCGTCCCCGATGGTGACGGTGGCCTTGACGGTATCCTCCTCAAAGAACTCCAGGGTAATGAGACGATCCACAAAGGTAAAATACTTGCCCATGATTTATGCTCCTTTCTTAGGTCTCGGCGTAGGTGTACTCAGACACAGGGCCGCTGGACTTGAGCTCCACGTCAATGTCCGCAGGGGAGGACGCAGCGCCGTTGCCGTCGTTGTTGACGATGATGGTCATGGTGCCGGTCTCGCCCTTTTTGGTGGCGGAGTGGAAATACACATACTTCCGCTGCACGGCGGTTCCCTTGCCGAACTTCACGGCGAAAGAGCGGATGAAATCCACAAAATCATCAGAAATATACGCCTGACCGGTGATCTGGAACGTGCGCTGGGTGGAAGTCTTGATGGTGCTGTCACCCTCGTAGACATAGGACTTGTCCTCGGTCTTGGCACTCAGCTTGGCACCGTAGTCCTCCACGTGGACGCCTACATAGGTGTAGTCGCCGGGCTTGGCTGCGGGGCTTTCGCCAGTGCTACAATCCAGACCCAGCACCATGTCACGGCCCACATATTCGCCGGTGGCGGTGGCAGCTGTGACTTTGGTCATGTATTCGGTGATGGTCATGTAAGTTCCTCCTTGGTAATAAATAGTTACGCTACGGTGTCGCGCAACTTCACTGGGCGGGGTATGCAGCCAAATCCGTGCATCGCAGTTACGCGCCCTGGAAATAAACGACACTCAACTCCGCCTGGTACCGCCCATACCCTGCCCCGTCCGCTTCCATAATGTAGCCGGACGTGACCAGGCTTACTTCCAGGCAAACCCGGTTCTCCCCCAACTCCGGCAGTTCCCCGGCAGCATTTTTTCGCCGGAGCCATGCATCAAAGTCGGAGAAAAACTGCAAATTTTCGCTTTGACCGGGCAAATTCTCCCCAAAAAAGCGTCGGGACTGCAACAGAAACAGAGACTTCCGTCGTTCTCCCCCGTCCATGTAGCGTTTGAGTACTGGCTGGCAGGGGATGACGGACAGGCTATAGGTGTAACTCTTCTCGGGCAATCCGTCCAGATGGAGCACCCCGTCCCGCAGCCCCGGGTACCCCTGAAGGTACCTTCGAATGGCGTCAATCATCGGCTCACCTCCCTCCCGTGACGGCTATTACGTCGGAAATCAGCGCCGATTTCTCCCCGGCTAGCATCCGTCTATCCCAGAATTTGCCACGGTTCGGGTCGGAATGGTGATAATTTCCATAGAATTGTGCCCCGGCATAGGGGGCGGAATAGACGATTTGGCGGCCATCGGGGGAGATTTGGGCGGAATTTTTCAGAAAACCTGTATCAAATGGGACATATTTGTCCATTCTGGCCCGGGCGGACTGGGCAAGCCGGAGTTGGGCGCGGCCCGACGGGCCGAGTCCCCGGCGGGCCAAAATCTCCTGGGGAGAAAAATTTACGCGCAGGGTGCATTTCACGCCACCGTCACCTCCCAGTGGTCGAGACTCGTGCCATACCGCCGCTCCGTGACGGTGAGAATCCGCCGGGCATTGGGATAGCGCTCCCGGAGTTCCCCGGTGATGGAAGTATCGCTTACGGTTCCCGGTAGAATAAAGTCCCCGGGGCGCAGGGTGAACAGGCCGGATTTGTCCGTTGCAGAGAAGAATTCCTGCCCACTCACCCGGCCCGGGCGGTAGGGAATCCAGAGGGTGCCGGTTTTTCCGGAGAATTCGGGGCCGGTGGCGGTGAGCGTTTGACCCTGTGCAGGGCGATAGAGCACCCCGGCCAGGATCACCGGTTGCCAAATCAGGGTTTCGCCGGTGGTGTAGCGGGAAAAAACGGTCACGGTCATGGGCAGCATGGTCATTCCTCCGTCCCTCGAAAGAGTAAATCCGTGCCGCCCAAGTACTGGCGGATCACTTCCGTGGCCCGCTGGAGCTGGGATCGTCCGGCGGCGGGGTCGCGATATTCACGCTTGAAGTCACCTACGGTTTCAGCACTCACGGACTGTGCGTCACCATAGCACAGGTCAATCAGGGCGGAAAAGCACTGGGAAAGCTCCTCGGTGACGGTTTCCACCCCGGTGATGCGGCCCAAAGTCTGGCCCAGGAGGTAGCCCCAGGCTTCCGAAGCCGCAGTGTTGAGCGCCGAATCGGTGAGCGCGCCGGAGTAGGTGGAGAGTAGGGTTGTGTAGGTCATAGGTTTCCTTTCTGTCGTGGCGGCGGCGTGCAGTGAAGCAAGTCCCCTTGGGGTAAGCCAAAGTGACACACTTCACTGCGCCAGAAAAGCGTTAGGGCTTTTTATGCACATACACGCCTGCCAGCTTGTTCTCATACACATCGGCGATACCCACATTATGGTAGGCGAACTTATAGGCGTCGGCGGTGGGATTCTGGGCAGGGGTGATGATTTTGGGGGAAACGTGCTTCTGGAACTGGATCACCGCAGGCTGATGGATCACCATAAAGTTGAGATCCTTGCCGCCGGTGGCCTTCATAAAGCCGCCCTCGCGCTGATCGTCGGTGGTCAGCGTGTCGCCGGAGCCGGTAGTGATGAGCCTGCCGGTCTTCAGCGCCAGCTTGGAATAGAACCGGCTCTGGGGGATGTCCACCACACCGGCAAAACGGGCCAACACCTCTCGGCTCTTGGTGGTGTCCATATCCTGTACCAGACCATGGAGGGTAGGGGTGATGAACAGGTATCTGTCTTCCATCGGCACCTCATCCTCATCCATCTGGGTAGTGGCAGCACGAAGGGCGGACACCACATCCGCGCCGGTGGACAAAGCGCCGGAAACCTTTGTAACTCCAGCCTTGCTGGCGTAGCAGGCAAGCCGGAACGCATCCAGCTCCGGGGCCACCTTGTTCTTGATAAACTCATTTGCCAGCATCCCGAACGCTAGACTGGCGCTTTCGATGTTGTCCATGGTGTCCACATTGAACATACGGCCACGGTCGTAGTTGCAGGCAATGGTTTCATTGGCGAGAGTCACATCACCATCTACATAACCGCTATTACGGTCGTAGTCGCCCAGACCCTGAAGATTCATAATAGGGATGATAAGCTCGCCAAAGTTGGCGCCCTCCCGAACCAGGGTGGGGTCACCATCCAAGATGGAAGTCAGAGACGCCTTGCGGTATGCTTCGTCCAGCAGAGGGACGAACTTCTTCGCGGCAGAAATACTGTTTGCCATAAAATTTCCTCCTTATCAGGTTAGACCGAAAGCCTTGCGCAACTCTGCATCAAAGGTGCTTCCAATCTGTGTTTTCTGCCCACCGCCAACGGTAATGGTGGGCGTAGGTTCATCCGGTGCAAATGCGCCGGGGTCAGAATCTTTGTAGCCCTTGGTAAAATCGTCCAGGCCCAGCAGCTTGCCGTCCTGGAGCGTCAGACCCTTGGCCGTCAGGTCAGACACAAAGGCCTTTTTTGCCGAGGCGCTGGTGAACTTGATCCCGCTGACGGCGGTTTCTACAGCATGGCTGTACTTAACGCCCTCCAGCTGATCCTTGAGCGCCTGGGTGTCGGTGTTGTACTTGGTTTCCCAGTCCGCCGCCGCCTGTTTAATGCCGTCAATGTCCATGTCTTTGTAAGACTGGATAGCGGTATTGGCGTCACTGAGCTGGGTTTTCAGGCCATCCCGCTCAGTGGTCAGGGTGGTGATGGTGTTCTGCATTTCGGTCTTGGTCTTGCCGTCCTCTGCCATGATCTGATCAATGAGCTCGTCAGACAGGTGGGCACCGCCGCCGATATCCAGATTCTTGAGATAGTCGCGTTTCATATCGTTCTCCTTTGCCTGCTCCGCTGATATTTACCGGGGTTGCGATCCCCGCGCAGGTGTGCCACGTCCCACCCGGCACCCGGTGAAATGGTATAACAAAAGCCCACACCCAGCAGGGCGCAGGCTTGGTTATATGAAATTTAGATTAGCTTGGGGGATACGGTGAATACATCAATGATTTCCTCAAAAATTTGTCCCAACTCGGTTGGGGTTCCGTCGTTTTCGTAGGAATATGGGAAATCGTCAGTGATTTGGTTATACAGAGCTTCTAAATCAGCGGGTGAGTAATCCCGAGTGTCCGAAAGCTCTATGTTGAGTTCTCGTTTCAGAGCGGCGCGTGCTTTCTCAGAAAAACACGAAGCTACATTTTTCACATCAGGAGCCCCCTTTCAATTTCTGCGCCCTGTTTGTGCTTGTCGGCCATACAGTGACTGCTTTCCCGGTTTCGGTATTGAGTACTACTGTGGCCGTCTCACCAATAAACTGCTGGCTCATGTCTGCCCTAATCTTACCGATTCTTAGTGGTGTTGTCAAGGCGTTCACAATATCTCCCTCGCTTACACCACGCTCATTGCACCGGGCGAAAATATGTGGTGAAACTTCCGTCACAACTACACCGGTACTTGCGGTTGTGCCCGTAATCGCTTGGCTGAATTGTTCAAACTTTCTTGCCGCCCACGACGCCTTCCCGGCTTCACCCCTTCCAAATGTCCCAATCTGAGACCGGCTGGAATCCCGCCTGCGGCCCGTCTGTCGGAGGAAATTCGCTTCCTTCTCCCGCCACTGCTTGAGCTTCACGGCGGCCTGTGTGGTGTCGAGACCAGCTGCATCCATAGCCGTGTATTCGCGCTTCCAGCGGCGGATGCCCCGCTCAAAATAGCGCTGCTGCTGGGAGGCTTCGTATTCCGTCAGCGCCTTGCCGTTATAGGTGCAGGTCTTGCGCTGGTATTCTTTGAGGATATCATCGGAGTAGGCCGATTCGTAACCGAGGAAGAAGGGATGATAGGAGTGGCGGCAGTTCCATCCGCCCAGGCCTGCGCCGGTACCGTATCCAGTCCCGGCGGCCAAAGTGGGATAGCCCGGTGTCTTACCGTATCGAGAAAACACCTTGCCCTGCCATAGGGCGTGCTCCGGTCTGGCTCCTGCGTGGGCGGTAGTTTCCACAAGGTCGCAGTCCAATTCGTCCAGGAGCTCATCCTGCACCGCCATGGCCGCCTGATTGATACCAGTCACCAAAGCGCGGCGCACTGCAACCTCGACATGATTCCGGTGCTTACTGGGGTAACTGATCACCTGTATGCCTCTTGCGCACAGCTCTTTGATGGCCCGTCGGCCTGCCGTCTGCGGGTCAATGGTGCCGGTTGCAGCTGCAAGCCACGCCGAATCCATGGCCCGGGTGAATTCCTTGGCGGTTTCTGCCGCCAAAGTGCCCGTGAGGTTCCGGAAGGTCTGATTTGTCCGTTTGAGCCCGGAATTGATTACGTTGTTAATCGCTGCACGGTCAATGGCATCATCAGACCAGGCACCGGCAGCAGCGTAATACCGCTTGTCCTGGTTGATGGTCTCCTGCCCAGCGTCCGCCATGGCCTGTTGTATGGCCTGCTCTGTTTTCCCGGTATACTTGGACAGAATCCGGGCAATATCGGAGCGCATAACGCCCACAGCCTCCAGATGGTCAGCTTCCCATTGATCTTGGCTTGTCCATCCGTACTTGACAATGCGGGTAGCCATCTTGGACAGCACCGCATCTTCCATCTCCTGAATCAGCTCGATCACGGCGTCAGGGAGCGATTCCAGGTATTCAGGGGGCAGCATTACGCGCCTCCAAACATATCAATGGTGTTCCCGCTATCCGCAAGGTATTCCTGCTGTGCGGTTTCCGCATCAACGCCGAAATACCAGCATAGCAGCTGCTCGGGCTTGAGGATACCGGCCTGCACCATCTGCATCCGGCGGGAGAACTCCTGCTGGGTGTCCTCGAAGATGCCGTCGCCGTAGGTCACGGCGGGGGTCAGCTCACCAGCCGGGGCAAGATTGTACAGGTGGCACATGATGCCCATGGCATATACCACATCAAGCAGGCCCTGGGTGATGCCCTGTTGCTGAATTGCAGCGCAGGTGTTGTAGGTGGTGCGATCCTGGGATATGATCTGCGTCGCGGTGACAGCGCCGGTGCGCTCATCTATCGCCAGCGTGCCGGGGGATAGGTGACACTGGTTTTCCACCATGTGCAGGATGGCCTTGAGACCGGTCATGTACTCCGCCGTGCGAATGGAAGGCGAATAGTCCTGGAATGGGCTGTGCTCTTCCGCCGGATCAAGGATGTAGGTATCGGTGGTCGGGTCTTGGTATCTCGCCCCACGGAAGGGCTTGCGCTTACCGTCCGGCACAATCGCCTGACGCTCCACGATGTTCTTCCGCCGCCCGGAGTGCAGCTCATAAATCATGTCGGAGTACACCTGGTCAAATTCCATGATGCCTTCCATGGCATTTGCATAGATGCTGACGGGCAGGGGAGACGCATCATCAACGGTATTTGCAAAGGGCATCTGAATACAGCCAAACAGCGGCTGCTTTACACCATCAATGGTGATTTCCGGCTCCAGGTCTGCCCACTGGGGGACAGTCTCAAGGGGCACGGTGCCGCCCAGCACATCACCATTGGAACTGTGCGCCGTGTTGGTGATAATCAGCTGCTTACCGTCGCAATCGAACTTCTCAATACGGACGTACTCCCGCTTGCCGACATCCCGGTAGTCCACGAAGTATCCCGCCATCACTCGCCCGTCCGGCGCATAGCGGGTAGGGAAAAACCGCCCCGGCTGAACCAAATCAAAGTAGAACTGACCGTTTTGGACGAATGGCCGGATGATGATCTGACCACCAGCCGCCGCCAGCTGAACAGCATTGTGGAGCCGACGGGTAAGCGGTTGCAGCTGCTCCTCGATGTACTCAGCACGTTTGCTGGTGCCGCAGGAGATAGATAGCTCATTGGTTACCAGGGTAGCTACAAAGCCGGTGATGGTGGACGGAAGGCCCGACAAGCGAACCTTATTATTCTGCCAGTCAGGGTTGTTGTAAAAGGCGTTGAGCCACTTTGTGATAGCTCCAGCCATGGGAAGCGATATGTCCGCCTCATCCCAGATACCCGCCTGGTTGCGATTGAGAATCTTATCAAACAGCCACATAATTACTCACCTCGTTTTCTCCACACCGACTCCATAGCATAGCGCACGGCGTCAATGTGGTGGTTATTGCGATCCGGATAGCCGGAGATTACTTCGCCCGACTTATCCCGGTCATACTCATAGTTAAGGAATTCCGCCGCCGTATCCGGGCAACGGTCAGGGTCAATTACAATCTTGTTGAGTGCCTGGAGCCACTTGTGGGAATAATCCACACTGCCCGGGCCTTTGATGGCGGCGCGGCAATCCAGCCCATACTCCCGGTAGTCCTGCACGGACTTCTTCTCGGCGGAATCGGCGGTAATGCGGTCTGTGCCGGTAAGCCCGTACTCGATCAGCGCATCCGCCGTCTCACGGTTGCCAGCTTTGCGCCGGGTCAGCTCCCCGAAGATGTACAGCGTCCGCCGCCCTGCGTCGTAGTGCATCTGATTGAATGCCCACGGGTCAGGGTAATAGCCCCAGTCCACGCCGTTGTAAATGCGGTCAAACTCCCGGATTTCCGCCGACGTGATTGCCCGGATGTCCAGGTTATCGAATACCTGTCCGCCGCTGCCATTGGCAACGCCCAGGTACTCATGCTCATAGGCTGCCGGGTTGGTCTCTTTGAGGTGCTCGGCGTCGGCTATAAAACGAGGCCCCAGCCAATCCGGCGGAGCCTGTAGAAAGGTGCTCTTGTGTACCAACTGGCCCGGTTTGTTCTGGAGAATATACCGGTTTGCAAAATTGTCCCTGGTCTTGGGTGGGTTGAAGGTTTTGAACTCCAGGGCAATAGCACCGCCTCGGAGCACGGACTGCTCAATGTTTCGGGTCTCCTCCAAACCGGCAAATTGATCCCATTCCTCGAAGTGGAGGATGCCAATATAGCCAAATGGCACCTTGATGGATTTGAGGTTCGCCGGGTCGTCGGTACCGAAGAATAGCACCTTCTGTCCGGTGGGGAGATAGGTCAGCTCCATGGGGGAGACGGTGGCAAGGAACTTGCCGGACAGCCCCAGCTTGTCAATCGCCCATTGGTACTGCGCAAATACGCTCTTGCGCAGGGTGTTGGCAACCTTGCGCAGAACCACCGCATGGATATCCGGGTGCTGGATCAGCTGTAGGATTACCTCAGCCGACACATAGGATGATTTAAGGCTGCCGCGCCCACCGGCAAGAACGAACTGCGTATAGTCCCCGGTCTTAACCGCCTGGTGCACCTCACGATAGGCCGGGCCCATCACATCAGATAATCTACAGGTCGTCAACGATGGTCACCTCATTACCCTCTGCCGTCGGTGTAGGCTTATCCCGCCAGCGGTCAGCGCGGCGGTTTTTCAGCCAGAAGATTTGAGCGGTGGTATCTCCCGGGATGTGCTTGGTGGTCTGCGTGACCTTCCGCTTGCCGTCGCCGTTGACCTCCACGCGCTCCTCCACATAGTCGTAACCCATAGCCCTTTTCAAGAGGGCGTTTTCCACCTCAATGTCAACAACCTCTTTGCCCTTTTTTAGGGCTGCCGAAAGTGCCGGGTACTTGTCTTTCCACTCTCGGAGTGTGGAGTATGCACAGCCCATATTGTGGGCTATCTGCTCGTCTGTCAGGCCATCGCGGGCCCAACCTTCCAGCAGCAGGAGCCCGTCAGGTTCCAGCCACCGCTGATATTTGCCGTTTGCCACAACGTGCTCACCGCCTTACAGTAATTTGGTGCCGGGTGGTGGGCTCGAACCACCATGACGGTTGAAAGGAAGAAAGGCCGCCTCGCGCCATGCCCCGGCATATATGTCCAGGCTTTTTGCACATCACTATGAGAGGTGTGCCTGGTTCTATCTAAAGTAAAACCGGGCGCTGAATTGGGTAACCAAGAAAACCCCAAAACAGCCCCGGCTCCGGGAGGACGATTTGAACGCCCTTCTGTAGGAGAGGAGATGAACCCCTACGCGCTGGCTGCCCCGGAATAGGAAAGGTGAGCAGGCGTTTCCCTCGCTCACCTAATTTTTGCATTGTAATCATATCACACTGTTGTTTCGTTATATAGTGAGATTATGTCAGATTATGTGAGATTCTTTTCATTGCGGAGTTGTGGAGCTGGATGCAATAGCGATATACATAATGCAGATTGTTGGCTACCTGATCCCATGAGTTGCACAGGATATAGCGCTGCGTCAGCACGTCCCGCTCAGGCCCCGGCGGAAGGGACTGAACGATGTCAATTGCGTCCGCACGGATGGCAAACTGCTCCTGTATTGCCGCTGAGAGTTCCGCTTTGCGATCAGCAATCCGGATGGCGGCAGTTTCTACCTCACCACGCCCGCCAGAGGCTTGCACAATGGGCTTGCTATAGTCAAAGGATTTCAGCGTTTGCAAGTCCCTATCCAGTTTCTCCAGTTCAACGGTCAGAAGCGAAACCCGGCGGTCTACGCTCCGGGCCTTTTTTAGGATTTCCCTGGGGCTGCCACTCACCGGTATTCCCTCCCATCCTTATCCCGGAGCACGATCCGCCCCACCAGTTCGAAGTCGCTGAGCCCGATTACATATTTCAGCGTCTTAATCAGCCGCGCCAGCTCGGCCTCCCTGGCGTTCTCGGACTTGATGACACCGTATGCTGTAGGGTCGTTGTAGCCCTCACTGTTTTGCCATGGTTTCATACCGATTCCTCCTGTATTGTTTTCCACCTGTCGATTAAATGCTGCTTCCCCTGCGGAACCACAGAATCGCTTGTATGGGCAGCGGGAAAACGCCTTTTTACTGCAATGGTAAGTAGACATTATTCGGTGTCAACCTCCTACAAAAAGGCTCTGTTGGGCCGTAAATTCTTGATATGCGTCTTCCTGTCGGCTGAAATATACTGGGTCAATTTCATACCCAATAAAATCAAGTCCAGCTTCGTAGGCAGCCCTTCGGCTGGTGCCACTGCCCACATGGGTATCAAGGATTTTGCATCCTGGTTTGGCGTACTTTTGATATATCCACCGGTATAGTGCCAACGGCTTTTGCATCGGGTGTATACGCACACTGTCTCTTCCGCACGCCCCCCCAAAATAAGGGTAATCAAAGCATTTTGCTGTTTTCGCAAAACTTGTCCACGCCAGCTCGCCATCTGCGTAGGTGTCCACCGGTTGATGCTTGTACCAAAAAATAAATTCCTTTGTTGGTGGCAGCATATCGGATAAGTGGTTGTAACCCCATATGATCTGATTTTTGGACACTCGCATAAGCTCGGCGAAATATTCTTTCCCTGGTTTCAGGTCGTTTGCGACGTGAACATCACCGTATGCGCTTATGCGGCTGGTCGCTTTGAATGCTTTGTTTATGCCATACGGTGGATCAACAACCGCAAGGTCAAAATACTTGTCCGGGTATTCCCGCAGCCCAACCATGCAGTCCGTGTTATAGACAATATTGGTCACGTTGGCACCTCCGGTTCGTCCTGACAATACATCCAGTGGGTGATTTCCACCTTTACCACATCGTCGCTGCTCCTCGGGTCTCCGTCCCACCATAGCCACTTGTTGTCGTCCACCCGTGTTGCAACATCATCCGTATGTATCACATTTGAGCTATAAAAATCTCGGTATGCCACGATGGCAGGAACCCATAGCGGCGGTTTCTCATTCTCCACGCTCACCCATGGCCCCGGCAGCCTCGAAATCACCGAAATCGCCATAGCCGCCGCAGTTGCGGCCTCAGCGCTGCCCTTGCAGCTCTCCGCAAATTCCCTCAGCGCCGCAATTGCGGCCTGACGTTCAATGTAATCCGCCATTATATCCCTCCTTTTGTGATATCGACGCCATAAGCGTCCAACAGCCGTTTGGCGGCCTGTCTGTTGATCCGATGTCTCTGCCAACTGCCTTTCGCCCCGTTGAGACTGAGGCCCGAAGCGTTGGAAATCTCTATCCACGTGTGCTCCCGTTTCAGAGCGTAAGCCTTGTCCATATCCAAATCCGCTGTCAGGGCGTAGGGCTTCCGGCTGAGCTTCTCAGGCTTAGCCGGTTTGCCCAGCTCCTGAGCTAGCAGCGCCCACGCTTCCGCCGTGACGGCGCCGGGGTTGTCCTGCAACAAGGACAGCTTGGCCCGGGGGTTGCCGTGCATCCACTCGGTGCAGTTGGTATCAAAGGTCATGCCCTCCAGGCTCTCACGCCCGGTGCGCTGGTAGTGCAGCCATATCCGGCTGTGATGGGTGAGACAGAGGGAGTAGCCGCAATGATATTCTTTGCTGTTGCCTGCGTTTGAAAGTCTCCAGACGCAGGTTCTACAGCTCCGTTTTGCCTGCATGGTTATCCCTCCCTCAGCTGTTCCCGGTACCGCGCCAGCGCCGAAATAGAGGCACGTTCGGTTTCACCGGGCTGGAACTTGCCGTCTGGGAGACCAGAGGGCTTCTTGGAGGTCTTTCCTTTGTCCTCCCGCGCCCAGTTGCGGATGGTAGCCAGGTGGTTCTTGTATTTCTTGCCCGTGGACGCGATATAACCTGAAAGCCGCTCTATGTAGTCCTGATAGGTGCCGGGAAGCTCCGTTTTCAGCTTCTCCAGGTCTTCATCGGACAGCAAAACGTTTTTGTATTCGCCGTATTTATGCCGTTTCGGCCCAGCTGCGGCCTTTTCAAGCTCGGGTGCGGGTGGCTCCTCTGGAGCCTTAATATCTTCTTTCAGTTCAGTTATAGTTCTGTTAGGGTTCTGTTTGGGTTGGCTTTCCCGGGTTTCGTTAAAAACCGTTGGGTTTTCTGGGTTTCCATCAAAACCAACCGCTTTTTTAGGCCGTCCGCCTTTTCTGCCGTTTTTTGCGTTCGCGTCACACTTTTTGGTGTACGCCTCCGCAAACCTGTTTTCCCGATTTCGTGCCGTCTTCCAAAACAGCCGTTCGGTGCCTTTTAGTTCGGGCTCCTCACCAGTGGTACTGTAGTATAACAGCCCCCTGATGAGCCGCCCGAACTCTGCGTCACCTAAGCAGTCCATTTCTTCGAGGTACTCGTTCGGGAGATAGGTAATCTCCTTCATAGCGCTCTCCTATCCGTCAAAACGGTAAATCGCTGTCGTCGTCTTCCAGCAGAGTAAAATCAGAAGAACCGTCGCTGGGGGCATCATAGCTGCCGGAACTGGTGTTATGTTTGCTTCCGGCAAAATAGATGTTGCTGGCTACAACCTCATAGGCCGTCCGCTTGTTACCGTTCTTGTCCTCGTAGCGGCGGCTGGTCAGTCGCCCGGAAACAATCGCCATCTGGCCCTTCTCAAAGTATTTCTCGGCAAATTCTGCCGTGCCTCTCCAGGCAACGATGGGAATAAAATCCACGCCTCTCTCGCCATTTTGAGCCTTGTAGTCCTGATCCACGGCCAAATTAAAGGATGCTACCGCAATCCCGCTCTGCGTCCGTCTCAGTTCTGGAGCAGCTGTAAGCCGTCCAGCTAGTGTGATGTGATTAAGCATTGTGTCCCCCTTTATGGTATACCAGCCCGTCCGGATTCCAGCCCGGATATCTGGCTCTCAAATAGTCCTCAATGATCCGCTTGTATGCGGGTCGTAATGCGCTCTGGTCATACTGCCGGTGGCACCTGTCACACAGCGTCACGATATTCTGCTCCACGCCCAGCCCCAGAGCGGAGCGTGGGATGTAGTGGCACCACGGGTTTCCCGGTGCGCCGCAAATGATGCAGCGCCCATTGTCCCGCTCCCGGACGACCTTTTTAACCTCCGCCGGGATGGATGTTGCTTTTTTAACGCTCCCCATGCCAATCCTCCAGCATTGCCGCCAGCTGATCCGGCGGCAAATATTCAATGCCATTCTCGCGGCACTCGGCGACGATCAGGTCAATGAGCCGGGCCATCTGGGCAGTGTCGTAGACGCTGGAACCATAATAGAGGGCCACATCCAGGGTGCCAGTTTTAACCCCGGCCCCGATCACGTCAACCAACCAGCCCTTGCCGTTGTTGCCCCAAGTTTCCCGGAGCTTGTCAAGGCCCTGAAGGTCAACGGTGACGGTGGTGTAGTTGTCGCCAACGTCCGGGATCAGCTGACGGTATATCTCCTCTGGGGGGAGGTGGAGCGCCGCAGACAGCTTGCCCAGCAGCGTCCATGCGTAGGCATTGGCGGATAAACTCCGTTTATCCCGCCAGCGGGTGATCTTGACCCGCTGGGGTTTGTCCGTGCTCTCGGCGTAGGCTCTGGCCTCCTGCCCGTCCGCCACCAGAAGATGGAGCCACGTGCCGTCTTGGTCAATAGACCAGTTGATCCGGTCAGCTCTGGTTTCCATTGCTCTGCTCCTGTGCGCGTCTCACGGTGTAGCAGTCACCGCAGAGCGGCACGCCGTACTTCTGGATGGTCTTGTTGACCATCGTCTTGGCGCCGGTTTTAGAGCCGTTTGCCCAGGTCACATCAGTAATGGGCTTGCCGCAGTCCTTACACTTGACCACAGCCGGGGGCGGAGCGGGAGGCGTAGGCTTGTCCGGCTGCTTATCGGGCTGCTTTTTGGTGGCGTCCTTGCCGGTCTGTCTTCCATATGCGTCAGTGTCGGGGTCTTTTGCATCGTCGATGCAAAACAGCCCATTGAGTGCATACTTCCGCGCGTAGCTTGACGCCGCTCCAGTAAGCTGGCAATCATCCATGCCCTTCTTGCTTTCCGGTTCTCTTGCATATGCAGATACGTACACGTTTTCACCAGTTTCTGCATCTGCAAACGTCGCCACGGCCTTGACGTAAAACCTGCCGTTGATATACTCCAGCTCGTCGGAGATCATCACCAGCGCATTGTGCGCCTTACACAGTGGCTTGACTGCCTCCAGAATATCCTCGCAACTGCGATAGTTAAAGTTGCCGAAAACACTATGCTGGTTTTTGGGGGCTTTGAGCTCTGCCTGAATCGCCAGCAGCTTATCATAGATCCCCATCGTCGTCCTCCTCTCCAAATTTTAACGGGCACCGAGACCCAATGTATTTGTCCGGGTACTCGCATACCTGGCCATTAAGGCCGCAGGTGGAATAAGTCCGCCGGAAGTACCAGCATTGACGGCAGTTGATATCCAGATTGCCATGTAGGTCAATCGGAAAGTTGACTGTGACCGTCGCCGTGCCGGTAACATAGCCTTGCACGCCGCTCTGGATCATACCGTCGCCTCCAAAAACTCGGGCAGGATATCATCTGCGGCTGCATCCTTGCAGTCCAGACAATACTTGTGCCCGTTGAAGCAGTAGCAGACATCATCCTGGATAGGCTCATCGCAGGCGTAGCATCTCGGGAGCTTGTCCAGCAATTCCTGTTGATCCCGATCCCAGCGGTCGAAATCCGCAATGGGATCATCCGAATAATAAAGTGACATTTTTTACAATCTCCTATTGACAAATTGTGACATTAAATGTATAATGTTTACGTTTTGTAAGTCTCACTTTTTCACTTTCCCTGCGTTTGCTGTCCCACTGGGCGTTGTGTCCAGTGGGACAGACTTTTTTTACAGAGCGATAACAACCGTGCCTGCCCCAACCTCTTTTTCAAGGGCCTTTTCCAGGTACTCCTTGATAGTCTGGCGTGCAGTCAGCTTCCACATTCCGCCGTCAGCCTCGACGAACTTAATGCCGCGCTCAGTAACACGGATCAAGAACCGGCTTTCGGGCTGCTCTACCTCCTGGAATGTACGGTACGGACGCAGTCGGATGATGGGACGAATGTTGGCGTTTTTCTGGAGTGCAACGCCGCTCTGGGTGACAACGGAGGTAGCAATGCCATTGTCGTTGTATGTGACCTTGCTCCCCGTGGTGATGTCGCTCAGAAGCTTCAGCGCATAGGTCGTGTCCTCGGTTTCCTGGAACCGTGCCCGCAGCGCAATCATGGCCTGTTCGAAGCCCAGCAGTGTTTCAGGCTCCCAGCCGGGTACATCCGTGGCCTTGACCTCATAGGGGACAGTCCGGAGGCATCGCGCCTTAAAATTCGGGACGGTGAAGGCAACTACATTCGTGTGACTGGGGATCTGAATGAACAGCGGGGCTCCGTAGGCGTGCTCCAGTTCCGTTTTCACCATCTTCACCAAGGCATCCAGGCTGTTCAGTGTGATGGTTGCAACCTGATCCAGTTCGGGGCGGAGTTCCTCGGCACCGTTGGGCCCAATCATAAAGGTGCCGTTTCCGATGACTTCGAGTCTAGGGGTTGCCATGGAGGCAATCTTTTCAATAGCTTCTTTCAACATATTTATATCCTCCTTTAATTACATTGCGTCGTTGATGAGCTTCAGCACCGGTGGTGCATCCTGCTCGTTACCGTTCATATCAACCTGTCCGGGTACCTGCGGGGTCATTTCAACGACACGGAATTCTCCAGTGTGATCTTCTCCGGCTACATAAAGCGTCGTTGTAACAGGATTTACAGTAGCCAAAGCGGTTTTTACGGTGGTTGCAACGCGCACATTTTGACGGGAATCGTCAGGCAGAAACTCCATAGTGACGGTGACCTTTCTCTTGGCTGTTGCTTTGGTGTTGACATCCATAATGTTGTCAACCACTTTGCTTACCTCGTAGTCGATTACCTCTTTGAATCCGCCTCCCGCCATATCAATCAGTGATGTGCGGAAATCTTGTTCCATGGTGATACCTCCTAAAAATTAATTGACAAATTAAGGGGATAATGCTAGAATAATCACAGTTTCTAAGCTTACACTACCCCTGCATTTGCCGTCTCTGGGTTGCGCCCCGGGGACGGCAT